TCAAAACCATTTGCTGCAGTAATTTGTCCGTTAGCAATTAATATTAAAGGCTGTCCTAAGGTCTTTGCTGTAACGAGTGGGTTATTTACGTGTTGAGATCCTGTAAATCTAATAGACTGTCCTTGACGTCCTTGTAGTACAGTATCTCCAGGATAACATATTAAAGGATTTATTCTTCCACTCTCTTTAAATCCTTTACCTAATAGAAGTTTTTGAAAGTTAGGGTTTAATGTATTAGGGGAAGCATTATGCTCAGGAGCATTCCATACGTTAACTATTCGAATCCATGCTTTTCTATTTCCTTTACCTGATTCACTTGTGGCAGAAGGGCTTGATTCGATAGCTATAATCTCTCCTAATAGAGGAATGTCTTTATATCTAGCGTTTCCTTGAAAAGCAAAAGGTGGATCTGCTGCTTCATCTGGGTCAATATCTCCGGCACTACTAACAGTTACGTAAAAGCATCCGTTAATAGCAAGAGCACTTCCCATTTGTTTATATTTAAGATGTCTATTATCTAGTATTATATCTACTACACGGCCGTAAAAAGTACCCGAATTACTTGAGGATCCTTTACCGCCGCTACTAGCTCCTGCTCCTGTGCCTGATCTACTGCTCGCCATTATCCGTTTCTTTTACTTCTTTGTTAATCGTTTCAGCCTCTTGTAATAATTCAGCTAATTCTGATAAGTCGAATTCTTCTCCTTTTGATTGTCCTGTTTCGATTCGCTGAATGATAGTAGCTAGCTTAATTAAAGCTTCATCATTCTTAACACCAATCTCCATATATTCTTTTATCATAGGTACTACTAATGTAGCATCTCCTATGCTTTCAATCAAGGGTTTTAATTCTGCAATCAAAGCAGTAACTTGTGAACGGGTAGATTTAGAATTAGTATGTATCTCTTGAAATAAATCAGCAAGAGAGGTTTCTCCAAAAATTTTCTTATCTAAACTCATACTTTTTTAATAATAAATAGGTTAGTCGAGAATATTGACTACTAACCCGTTTTCACTATACTCGAAATACTTATTATAGAATTCTGATTTTAGTTTGGATATTACTCTAGTTAGGTGAGGTGTTTCGCAGTCAGTCATCTCTCTAATATAAATATAGAGCGCTTTTTTCTTAAAGATCTCTAAATCATGTCTAGTCTTAAAGATAGTTAATACTGCATCTGCTATCTTAGCTTCTTGTTCTTTTGGAAAGAATTCATCCACCCTTTCGTACATTTCTGTTATCCACATATCTAGAAATGCTGATAAAGACATTTTAAATTGTCCATCAACTTCTAAATCTGGTTCATAACACTCTTCTACATCTGAGAAGGATCCTATCTGCTTTAATTTTTTATAGTTCTTATTGTTGTAGTTTATTAACCACCTCTTTACAATTGTACCGAAATATGAGTAAGCTTTTGCTCCATTAGTAGCATCAAACTTCATAATCTTCTCTTCTAATAAAACAGAAACGATCTCATGTTTGAGATCTTCAATATGTTCTACGTCGGTATAGTAAAATTTAAAGGTATGTATTATATTCTCTGCCAGTTTATAAAACGGCATATAGATATGATCTGTGAATATTTTAGCTCTATAAACGTGATCTGAGGAAGTATTATAGAGGACTATGTAGTCTTCTGTTTCTTTTGTAAAGTAGTTACTTTTCGCTTTGGTTCTGGCCATAATTAGTCGGGAGCATGTATCGGTTTAGCTCTTCTTGTACGTTTTGTAGTTGTTTAAAGAAATAACCGACCTCATCATCCGACTGAAAAGTTCCTTCTCCGTCTAACTTCTGTAGGTGCATTTTTGCTTCAGCAATAGATGCTGAAATATTGTTTAAGTATTTAACTTGATCTTGTATAACATCTTCATATTTCTCTACTTTAGTAAGCAGGTTGTATATTGCAAACACTGATACAATTAGAAGTAGCCCTAAAATTGATATAATCCAAATCATATTATAAATTTTTAATTAAGTTTGATAAACCTTCTGATGAATTAACAGGGCGACCTGTAGAGGCTTTAGCTTTTTGTACTTTAGGCTCTGTAACTCCTCCTTTATTCTTCCATAAATCATATTCTACCTTAGAAGCCATAAAGTCTGCTGAGTGTAAAATATTTACAATGTTAGTTTTCATTCGAGAGTCTGGGTTGTGGCTAAAGAAATAAGCTTCGTTAGCTTTATCAAACACACCATCGTGTAGTCTAATACCTAAATACTCATTATGAGATAATTTAATACCGAATCTCTGTAAGATATAAAGAGAACGGTCAGGGATTAACATAAACGAGATTTCAGGATTAGGAGTATACATTTCATGTAACTTATCTTGTCTCCATTTATCTGTTTGAGGAATATAACAATCTTTATCTCCATCACCAATTTTACCTAGATCATGGAAGATAGCTGCCATTACCAACTCTTCGTCGGTAAAGTCAATAGAAGCTCCCATAGACTGCCATAATTCTTTTTGTTTTACAGCACATTGTACAACCCTGTTAACGTGATCAATATAACCACCCGGAAAAGCATTATGGTACCATGATTTACTACTAGCAGGCGCCATTACCATATGTTCGGCTAACGTTTCTACTAGAGCTAATACGCTATTTTTACGATCATCACCAATATAATGGTTGATAATCTTAATATGTTTATCCCAATTTGATTGGATTTGTTCGGCACTTAA